GGTGCTTTGTTAGCGCGGAGTGTTGCAGCAGCTTGGAACAAGTATGCAGCAGTCAACTCAGTAGTAGTCGCACCCAAAGATGTTGAGAAGCCATCGAACAAGCCGATGATGTCTGTGTCCATCTTAGTAGCGATTGAGTTACCCAATACAGTACCAAGTTCGTCAGCAGGATTACCTGCACCCATAGCAGCCATGTCAGTCAGGAACACCTGTGCGCCAACTTCCGCAACAGTGATAGACACTGAAGAAGTTGAAACAGTTGTTGATGACATATCAGTGCCTTCAGTAAGGTCTGCCGCAGTTACAGCAGGATACTTAGGTACTTGGATAGTGACACCAGGCTGTGCGTCAATGTTGTACACAGTGACCAAGTTACGGAGAAGTGATTGTTCTTCCGCAGTGAATCGTGCTTGAGCAACGATGTTGACGAACAGATCGTCTAAGGTTGTAGTAGTTGATGCAGCCATTTCGGACTCCTTTTACATCAGTTAAAAATACAAACGATTTATCGCTTGCCCTTCATTTGGCGGAATGCTTCTTTGCCACCGTTTTCCCATGAAGCAAGCATATCAGCCACAGATGAAGGCTTCTGTGTAGAGCCACCTGCCGCACCTTTCGATCCTGTGCCACTAGGTGACGCTTTCACGAAATGTGGATTCGCAGTAAGGAACTCCGATACCAGTTCATTCACTGACATAGGCGTTCCGCTATCATTATAGCGCACTGATCCGTCTTTATCCAAAATCTCAACAGAACCGTCTTCTCCAAGGCGTGTTTTGCTCTTGAGTAGAGCTACGACTTGATCTGGACTGACTGCATTGTTTTGTGATGCAGCGTTAATCAATGCACCGTCAACTTGGATTTCTTGCAGTTTGGTCTTGTACTGGTTTATCTCGCTGTCTTTCTTCTCCGCGAGTTGTTGTAAGACCTTCTCGAACTCACCTTTTTCTTTCTGGCGTTCGATCTCTGCCTGTTGCTTTTCTTCGAGTAACCGCCTTGCTTCTTCAAGGTCAACTCCTTCTAGCTTCTTCTCGTACTTCTTACGTTCACGCATGAGTCGCTGTTCAACGATCTGATCCAGTTCTTCTTGCGAGAATGTCTTTGTACTCTGCTCCATAGTTTCACCAGACTCAACTGGCTGTTCTACACTTTCATTACCCATGATTTCATCGCTCATGTCACGCTACCTCTTTCGAGTTGGTTAAGTTATTTGGATGGCTTCCATCCGGTCTTTCGCAAAGTCCCGTAGACGTAAGCATTGCATTGACGCTTGCTCATTCCACGTTGCTTGCAAATCTTCTTGAGTTTCTTTTCTAACGCTAATGGCATCAGTCCACCTCAATATCAAATACAGGCCGCCAGTGATGACGACAATTGTAACCACCACGGACAATGAACGGATCACCTGGTGCTTTACCTGACCATTCGTTGTTAGCCCACATTTCACGAATCTCGTCTTCTGTGAACGTCTTCCCTGCGTGTTTGATACACCAAGGCCGTGAGTCTTGAATGACTGATCCGTAATACTTCCACCGATCAGCACCGACTTCTTTCCCTGCGGCTACGTTGATCGAGGCATCAAACTGCATTAGCGAATCATGTACCATTTGCGTGGCGTACCTTCGCATATTACGGCCTGTGCGATCCGCTGCATAAATCTGATGAAGTTGACGCACTGCTTCTTCGGCCTCTGGTGAATCAGAGTTGGCGATATTGACCAATCTCTGGATGTCAGCCTGATCCGACTGAATGTATACACCATTGATCTTTTGTCTGAGGTTCTTGATGGATTCATCAATTGGCCTACCAACAAGTGTGTTTTGGTAAACCTCATTTGCGAGTTCGTCCGAAAAGGTGACTGCGATGTCCTGAAACCCTTGGAACGATATTCTCTGAAGATTAGTAACAACCTCTGGCGGGACACCCAAGAACGACTGGTATTCCTCAAACATTGCTCCGATTGAGTCAACGACTTGTCGGTATTCCCTGACGTTGAGGTCTGCTTGCGTGAGGTAGGTTTCGCGCATGATTTGCTCGATGTCTGACCTTGCCTGTATCGCCCAAGCCAGATCGAACAACTTGCCTTCTTGTGTGGGCGCACTGACCATATACCCTGCAAGCCTGTTTTCCAAGGTTTGCAGAATGTCGAGCATCCGTCTTTCATGCGTGTTACCTAGCGCATCAACGATTCGTGCATGATCGAGATCAGCAGCCATCACTGTCCTTCAGTTGGACTGAAGTCTCCAAGTGTGCGAGCAGCATCAATTTCTTCATGTGCCTGATGCAATAGCTCATCATCCAATACTAGATCAACGATCATCTTATCGACTTCGCGTGTGAACGTAGGTGATTGAACACCAGATGCGCGAGCCTGTTGCAAGAATAGTAGCTCGTTCGGGTAATCACGGATGTCGAATGAGTCTGGATAGTTCACTTCTACATCTGGAGTCACACCTGACCAAACACATACATAGAACCAAATCTGTTCTTCTGCCAACTGAAGTAAATCAGCTTTCTCAGCCAATCGAGCATTCAGTAATTGGAACTCAGTCTGCAATGCGATACCTGATGCCTTCACAGCGTCAGTACCACGGACAGCACCTAAGTGTGCCATGCGATTGATACATTCCACCTTGGCTTTCATTGACTCTTGGATTGCCTGAAGGTTTGCACCTGATGGCTGAAGCATGAACGGACGTAAGTTCGGATCAAGCTCGTCAGGCATATGAACGATGCCGCCTGCACCTGCTGATGCATCAGTGTCGTATGTCTTAACCAACGTAGGGTGGTTAGAAATACGGATCAACTGCTCGATCTCTGATAATTCTTGGTAGATCGCTTTCTGCATCAATGCAATGTCAGCAATGTCTGACTTACCGATACCGCGAGTTGGTGTACGCGCAGCAGGTAGGTAAACAGCAGGAATGTAACCGATTGGGTTATCCATCGACTCTAGCAACTTCTCTGTCTCGTTGCTGACTTCATAGAGTTCAACAGTATCTTCTGTCCAGATGCGGAAGTGCGTTACTGTCTCAGTTGCGTCCTCGCGTAATACCTCCTCGCGTAATTTGAGGTAGACCAACCTCTGTCGGCCTGATTCAGTGCGTTCCCACTTCCAATCAAATACATTCTCTGGCGTATACAGGTTCAAGTACGGACGAATGTCTTGTGCAAGTTCTTCAGCGCGAGTCCCTGCATTGCTCTTTGGTTTGTCTACTACGATCCAAACGTGACCATAAACAGCAGACCAAATCTGAGCCTCTTTCATAAACGTATCAAGTGAACGGCCATCAAGGTCAACGTCACGCATCATCGGAATCAGGATTGGGTTACCTTCCAATGAGTTGTACTGTCGAGTTGGTGGGTTACGCCATAAGAATGATGAATAGATGTGAATGACGTTAGCGCAGTGGTTATCGATTGGCGTGAGGTCTAATCGTCTTGCGTAATCGTTCTTGTCTTCTTGAATGTATTGAACCAGGTATTGACCATCTTTGTAATGCTCACCACCTAGATATGAACGCAGGTGAAATTCCCACTGGTCTACATAATCGTTGTAGTCGGGATGAGTATAAGTAATTTCCTGAGACACGGTTAAGTCCACCTAGTAGGTTGAGGTATGTCATATTGTCTCTTGATTGGGTACAAGAAATCAATTAAATAGCCCAAGGCATCATTCATGTGATCGAAACCAGAGTCTTTGTCAGGTTGAGATGTGCCTTCTTTGTACGTTTGTCGCTCCAGTGATTTGATGACTTGCTTGCAGCGTGGATCGATAATCAGGTGTCTTTCACCATCTGCTGACTTGAGTCTGGCGTTGACTGAGTTGATTCTGTCTCTAATGGCTGAGTGCTTGTCTCTGACCTTAACTGAGAAACCCGCATTTTGCAGGATTGACAGGTCAGTTCGTCCACCTGCTGATGTTTTGCGTTGTCTTGCGGCAGGATCGGGATATACGCAAATCTGCCTGTTCGGGTAGCGGGCTTTGATTTCATCTACCATCTCATCCGTGTTACTTCCGTAGATTACGATCTCGTCCACGATTTTAAGTGTCGAGCCATCGCGGATTGCCAGTACCGCAGACATTGGATCGAGGTTGAAGTCCATGCCCACATGAAGTAATGAGCCATCATCTTTGGATCGCTGTACGGATTCTTCTCGTGAGAAGTTGTAGTAGATGATGCCTTTGTAGTTGACGAACTGTGCGTTGTATTCCTGATTGAATGTTCTTTCATCGAGGTCTCGCTTGGCTTGTTCGATTTCTGATGGTTCAACATTTCCACCTTCAATAGTTGTGTATTGGAAGCTAGACCAACCATCTGTCTTATCCGTTCCTTTAGTCCAGAGATCATAAAAATGATTTCTACCTTTAGGAGTGCCGATAAACAGCGCAGAACCTTGGCGATCTGATAACGATGGTCTAATAACTTCATACCAAGCCTCTGGCCTCATATCTGCAAATTCGTCTAGCACCACAAAGTCTAGTGATCGGCCTCGTAGGTTATCTGGCTTCTCCGCACCTTTGAGCGAAATCGTTGAGCCGTTAATCAACGTCAGCGTCAGTGATGTTTCGTTTGTCTTCCAGATATATTCTTTCGGCATCGTGGCGATCAACATATCCCATGCGATTTCCTTTGATGCCTTGTAGGTAGGCGCAACGTACCAGGACACGCTTTGTGGTTTTGTCACTGCTGTATCGATCAATTCAGATACAGATAAAAACGTCTTACCGAATCGTCTACCTGCAACAACAACACGAAACCGATTGTCATCAGTAAAGATGCTGTACTGAGGTCTAGTCAGCTTCATCTATGCACTGTGGCTTTTGGTAAACAGGAATAACCGTTGTCTGTTGCGTATCTTCTTTCCAACCTGCTTGTGTCTTCAAGTAAAAGATCGCTGCTGCAACATTGCCATTACGCGCCTGTGTAAGCAGATTAGAGCCAACACCTGCGATAGCTTTGCCTCTACCTTTTTGATACGCCTCAGAAACTTCCGGTTGTCTATTCTCAACCTCGCGTAAAGTGTTCTCACAGATACCAAAGTAATCTGCTAATTGCTTCTTGCTTAGTACAGCCGCAAGTGCTTCTACCTGTGCAACCTTGGCATCATCGAATACGACAGGAGGTCTGCCGCCACCTTCACCTTGCCTGCCGTTTTTAGCCATGATGTTTCTCCGTATATTCAAAAGTAGCTG